TTTTATGTCATCGGGCAGCAATCCAGATAATTCCTGAATACGGGCAGCAATTCGATCTAAAGCAGCTGCTGATTTTTTACCCAGGATTTCGATATCTTTACGGGAAAATAACCGCGTACCATCCGCCTGGATACAGGCCATTGAAACTAACCGCGCCCGGACATTTGCAAGGCTGAGCGACATGGTCCTTTTACCGTTCATCTGGATCATGGCGGTTTCAAATTCGTCCCGTTCTTTGCCGGTCAACCCGCGCACATAAACAGATGTATCCCATTCCGGGATATAAAGTTCTTCTGCTTTCAGATCTTCAACGGCGAAAATTTCTTCTCGCGTCTTAAATTTTCCTTGTGGCATATAAATTCCTTTAGGCCAGGGTCGGAGCCCCAGTCACGGACAATGTAATATCAGCGGTCAAAGTTCCTTTGACAGGAGCCTTCATATCCACGCCGATCACATAGGCCGAAAAGGCCCAGGTGGTTGAATCAGGAAAAACAATCTGAAAGTTTCTCAAAGTTTTGTTGTACCAGTCCTTGATCAGACCAGCCGAATAACTGTGAGTGGCATTAGAGGGTACAAAATTTACCGGAAATTTTATATCTCCAACCGCCAGGGTCGTGGGGATTTGTTCCTGGAAACCTCCAAAGGACGAATGGGATGTCGCATCGTCAGTATTGGCTTTCATGGATGGCCCGGCGATGTCACCAACTTCAGCAATAAGCGTGAAGTTTTCCGGCGCTCCACCATCTCCCCGTTTTAGGAAAGTACTAAATGAACTTAAAGCAGGTGTAGGCATAATTTATTCCTTTTTGCGCGAAAAATGCGCATTATTACTGAGTGAGCCGAATTACCCAAAAAAGGACATCGGTACCGCTTGCGTCACTTGTTATTTTCACGGTACCATCCGGTTGAGCAAACCCAGCAGGTTGGATCTGTGGAAAGATAGCCATCAAACCAATACCCAGGGTATAAACAATATCCCCTGACCGTTTAAACTGGTCTATCACTGATGCGACAGTGAGAACATGGGATGCCGCTCCACCTTTGACAAGAATGATCTCATTCCCGGTACAGGGAAAACTAACACCGTCTGTTACAACGGTCATTGAAGTCCCGGTTCCGATATTCAAACTTAACGCAGCCGGGGGAAGAACAGGATATTTAGCAGGCATTTGAAAAACTGGAATAGGTACAACAGCCATGATATTACTCCTTTTCTAAAGCATAAAAGATATATCGACAATTACCCGGTATCGTCCGGGCATGGTTACAGGCTCGCTTGGATCATCCTGGATGGAATATTCAGCGCCGATATTCCAGTTAGCCAGGGCTGCGGCGACCTGTTTAGCAACGTTCAAAGCGCCAATGTAACTTGCAGCATAACAATCTACTTGCATGTGATATGCAGATAATCCCCCCGGCCCACTATGAGAGAATACCCCAACATCGGGTAGAGTTAAATAACTTATCGCTGGAAGAGGGCTTTGTTCTTCCAATTGCAACGGAGAAATATTTTCTCCAATGAGAGAAAACAACGGCGCATAACCAGCCAACTGGGTAACAAACGATTCCTGAACGAGGGTCATTTTTTCCACGCTCCATCGATCAATTTACCCAGCACATCGCCCATTGTGGCTAAGGCTTTTTCTTGCTGTTCATCAAAGGCTGGTCTCATGTATGGATGCGCAGGAATAGTCACTTTCTTTACCAGGGCATAAATAACTTCATTACCGGCGGTCATGAGTACCCCGCTGGAGCTTCCCTTTCCGATTACAACGTGTAACGGTTCGGGATAATCACGCGGCTTGTAAGTTTCGGCGGTTTTTGTCAAAGGGATGGCTAAAAATTTTCCATGTTTCGGAACAATTTCTCCACCATATTCATGGATTGCGGCATAAATTAGATCTGTACCAATGGCAACCTGTACATAATCCTTGCCTGCTGTTACCACCATTTCATGGATGGACCGTACCAGATTGGCAGTTTTGCGAGGCGCTTTTTCTTTGGCTGCATTTTGAATAGGCAATCCACCGGCTAAGGCAGCCGTCTTCAGGTGCTTTTCAGCCACCGCGTCACTCATTAATTTGAGAGCGTTCATGAGTTCAGGAAAACCCACAAATTTAGCGTTAATTGAATCACCCACGGTTTACCTTCTTTTTGTGCATGTCATAAATTTTTACAGCTGCTATAAAGATGATCCCGAGCGGCCCACAAACCAAGCACCCTATAATTTGTGACCAGGCATAAATATCACCGATACTCATTTCACCACCTGGCAGAAAAGCTCTGTCATATTGAGTGCTGAATCATGCCTTACTCGGATTATGTCCAGGCTTGTATCATCGTCCAACAATGCCCGCATCTTTTCAGTAATAAGTGGGTAATAACCCGCCAATTGGATGGTTGTCCCCGTGGTTACTATGGATCCATTTATCCCGCGTGTTTCACCGCCTGATTGTGTTACCCCAATAAAACAGGGCAACTCAGTATGATTATCCAGGAAGGTATCGTAGTTCGTTATTTGCTGCTTTACACTATCCCGATATGAAGAAGGTATCTGAATAGACACCTGGCGGGTCATAAAATTTGTCAAACGCGCAGCCAGAGCGGGGTGAATGAATTTACCCATTTCTGAGCCAATCCTTATAAAGCACATCCCGGTAGGCAAAATCATTACCGACGGTTTCGGCAACATCAAATCCGGCATCCCCTTGCTCTTCGATGAATGTCGCCTGATCACGCAGTAATTTTGCGCGTTCCATAAGGGAAGTTGCAACGCGAGTTCCATCAACAGAGAGATCAAGGATTTTTGTTACTTTCAGCACCATCGCCTGATCCGAGGCCATTGTTTCCAGAGAAAGGGCAGCCGCGCGCCGGATGTTATTAACCTCCAAGGTTAAGAATGTGCTCAATTCATCGTCTTCAAAGAAACGATTAGCCTCATCCCTATCCGGGATCATCAAGCGCACTTTTCCAACATCTGTTGATAGGTTGAAAGAATAGGTCATTTTCTTATCTTCTTTCGCATGGTTACTACAGGTTTGATAACTTCCTCCGGCTTAATCTGAGACAATACCGGCTTGCTATCCTGGTCTATTTTGGGAGTATTTAATTTCCGTAATTCGACCAGGATAGCCGCCAGGTACAGTTCAGTTACCGTCGCAGGCGGAGGTAACTGATTATTCATTAAACGCCCGCGCCGGTTGAAGCAACGGTCATTTTGAAATCTTCGGCCACGCCACCGAAAATATGACGAACCTTATACTCAATCGAATCGGTATCAAAGTCGCCATCCATCGGAGAAGGCCCGCCGCCAACTGTAGACTGGTTCGGCATCTTCATGAAAATCTGAGGCGTCTCGTACCCGCGCAGAAAACCCATTTCAAAAGCCGGGCGTCCCACACCGGGATTGGCGTGCAGATACCATGCAGTCCCGCCATTGGTGGTATTCACAATGGCCAGGTAAGGATTGACAACCAGTTGAATCTGTTGTTTCATCCAGTTACTGGAAAGATAACCCTGACCTGGAACTACCGCATTCATATCAATCCAGATGGATTCTGCGTTCATTATGTTTTTGGCTGTAATTTCCAAAGATGGAGGTACTTCCAAAACGAAGGACTCAATCAAGATGGGTTCACCGTCCGAGTCCAACATGTTCCCAAATACCGCCATTGCTTCCTGCAACCCCAAGATATTCAAAGGGGGATTTACAACCGTAAACGCTGTTCCGGCATAAGTCGGGTTGACGATGTTACGATGAGCTGCGCTGTAAACTGTGGCGTGAGGTCCACCGGCCTGCACATGCAACTGGGTGGCAAATTTTTCCTCACTGCGGCGTGCCGCTTTGCCAAACCGGGCGGGGATATCCTTCAACGCGTCCAGATCGTCATTAATCAGGGTTTCCCAGTTAAATGGCATCTTGCGTCCGTATTTCAACACGCTGTATTGATAGCGGGCCTCGGCAACGGCAGAGTTAGGATATTCTTCACCCTGCTCAAAACAGCCTCGCCGCCATTAATTGCAAAGCGGTTGACCAGGCGGAAATCGGGCACGGTCGACCGGTGGCAGTAAGAAGGCCAGCATCCGGGTTCCGCGTAGTAATTTGCCAGAACCTGGCGGTCAATCACATCCCCAAACAACATCGGGAAATCCGAGGTGGAAAGCGCTTCCCGGAGTTGGTGAGAGGGACGGCGACCGGTGAAAATATCATTCATGAACTGGACAGTTTCGGCCAGCTTTTTCAGATATTCCGGGCTTTTGCCTTTCGGCATCTGGGAGACATTTTTACCTTCCCCACCAAATAACTTTTGGATGGATGCCTCTTCACCCCGGATCGTTTCAAGTAAATTCAAAAATTCAGCCATGTTATATATCTCCT